ATAGATCGCCATTCTTTACTCCAAATACAATGTGTTTCCTATATTTTATTTATAAAAAAAGGGAGGTTGCCCTCCCTGATTATCTTATTCGCGGTTCTTGATCGCTTCTGCTACCGTCGCCAGTAACTTATCGTCAGCATCCGTCTTAGTTAGTTTTACTGCCTTTCCTAGTATAACTAGGCAGATGTCGATGAGTTTCTCACCGAGTTCAGCATCATCTGGTATTTTATCTACTGCGTCAGAGATGATCTTTGAGGCAATAGGTAGTAGAAATCCGAACATAATTAATTATTGTAGATCTACTCTATATATACTACTTATCTGGGGTAAACTTGCGGTTCTTCATGTAACCCCACTTACCTTTATGCAGTGCTCGTATACCTCTCTTGTCTTTGACGACCTCTGTCTTTTTCTTAACGAAATCCTTGTAACCCTTCTTATCCTTTGCTGCTTGATGAGCATTTCTAGATTTAGTCAGAAGTTCATGCTTTATTCCTTTGCTCCATTGAGCACTATCTAATTCGTTAAGTTCCACGCTTTCATTTAACATTCATCCCTGCTTTCTTTCTATCATGGTCAGCAGTCATCTGCATCATCTTAGTCTTCATTCTGTCTTTGATAGCATTCTTCTTAGCAGAAGTATCAACAGAAGCATACTCTTTGACAGTCTCTTCTTCAACTTCGTGTCCTTCTTCGGGTGTGTTGTCAACTGCACCCTCTGCCTTTGGAGCAGTGCGTTTCTTACGAAGTTCTTCGAGTGTAGACTCTTTCATCTTAATGATTTTAGATCTGACTTTACGTCTGTTCAATAGGTACTTATCTTCCTTATCATGGTCACCGTCATTGTCGATGTCCTTGTCTTCTTTACCTACTGGATCTAATTTCTTCTCGTCTAAATTCTTTTCCTGCATGAGGTCCTCCTTTTTGGGATTAATAGTCACACCGTTCTTCTTTACAGTGGTAGTGACTCGCTTGTCTTGGTCTGGTTTCATGATTCGATTCCTAGTTCATTACGCCAAGAGTACTTTTCGACATTGAGTGTCTTGGGATAGTTCTTGTCACCAGGTTTTGCTGGTTTCTCACCACGCTCTCTCTTAGCATGGATATTATCCCAGAGACCCTTCTTCTCGTCAAGGGGTTGTTCGTCTTCCTTAACACAATTTGGTACTTGCTTGCCACCTTTTGTCTTGGTGCCCTTTGCTTTGTACCCATCCCAACATTTGCCTGCACCGACATTTTTGCGTGCCTGCTTCAAACTCTCGACCATTTCGTTGTGTAGTGCATCTATATCTATACCTTCTGATACACCGCCTGGTCTCTGTAAATTTAATCCTAGGTCTCTGGGTTCCTTAGCAGTCTTTTCTCCCTTCTTACCCATGATTTGATAGCGTCCATCATTCTTCATACCTGTTATGACAAATGACTCTCCGCCCTGTGATATCACTCTACCAATGTTACGATCCTTGTCGAACTTGATCTTGTTCTTGTCGATTAGTTTCTTTTCAACTGGGAATCCTGCATAACCCTCGACAATCTCCTCGTGATTCATAATGATGTCAACGATTGCTCTGCCTGCGTCCTCTATACGCTTGGTCTTTGGATCTTCTCCTCCGTAAACGCAGTCTAGGATTTGTGTTTGCTCTTGCAAACTGTACCCTAGTAACACAGATCCTATCTTAATATCTAACATGGTTTGATAAAGTGGTATTACTATTTAGATTTGACAGACTTTCTGAACTCAGCAAATTTCTTGGTCGCTTGCCCAGGAGTCATCGCCTGTACTGCCTGTCTATATTTATCTGTTCCTATCTTCCAATCGTTACCTGACCCATCATCCGCACTGTAATTACTCTGATCATTCCTGTTGACGTTTGCACTTTCCTTTGTTACTCCTGCTTTGGATCTTTCTCTTTCTGCTACTGACTTGATAAGCATCTTCAATACTGCACGCTTACCATATGGATTACTCTTACGTCCTAGTGGTACACCCTTATCCTTTTTAGGGTTCTTCATTGCTATCTCTGTAATATCTCCCAACCATGCTTTGAACTCATCACCATGCTCATCCTTAAATATGACATGATTAGTTCCTCGGTGTACTATGTGACCTCTAATACCTGTGTTGTCATGCTCTATGAGTGTACCAGTATCAAATATTTCACCTTGAATATAGTGTTCTCTCAAATCTTCTAGTGCCAACTTAGGAGAAAACTCCCATGTTTCCTTGACTGTCTTTTCCTTTGTACCTGTTGCTGTACTTAACTTCGCCTTTGCTTTCTTCGCTGCCTTCGCTGCCTTCTCTTTTGGTGTCATTCCTGCTGCAACGTCTGCCATCATTTGCTTACTGTTCTTATACCCACCAGTGCCTGCATGGAATGCTTCGTGGTCTCCCTTTGTAGCATGCTTACGCAAAGCACTTGCACTAAGTCTCTCCAAAGGATCCTCAGACTTAGGATCACGCTTACCAGCAGACTTAACATTAATACTCTTGAAGTCATAGTGCACTCCATTGTATTTCTTGGTAAGTTTATCAAACTCTTTGACTCTATCGTCACCAACTACCATGGTTACATGCTCATGACCTTCATCGTTAAGGTCTTTCATGATGTCAAATATATTTCTATGTGCTTCGCTGTTCTGAATCTTGTCTTTATGGTCTTTGAACATCGCACGCATGTGCTTTATCTTCTGTTCTGCTGACAGTGGGTTCTTCTTATTATCTTGCGTTCTACTAGGATAGATTCTGTAATTACCTGAGTCTCCACCATATGATTTTACTGCGTCCATCATCTTACCATGTCCTGCATGAGGAGGATTGAATCGTCCAAAGGTAAATGCGACGTGTTTATCCTGCACCTCTTGCTTTTTAGCAGAGGATGTAGGTTTCTTCTTAGGCGTTTCTGCCTCTATGATGAACTGACGAAATCTCATTTAGACCAATTCTTTGCCACAGTAAAATTTGCACGAGAGAATTCAAGTCTGTCAACTAATTTGACTGCTGAACCATCTTTGATAGCAACAAATCCTTCTGGACTTGTAACTCGGTATCCATCCTCGTCTTCAAGGAACGTGCCGACACCTTCTATCTTCTTCAATTTATTTATAATCTTAACCTTTGCCTTCATCAACAGTTTGAATCCAGTAAGGGCAGAGAAAATGACACTCTTGTTACTATTTAGATAAGTTAGGTTCTCTTGCTTCTGTTTTCTCCATGTTTCTTTTCCTTTCTCACTCTTTTTCTTATCAATTTCTTTACCAAATTCTTTCTCAACATAGTATATGTAACCCTTTGCCATCTTCTCTGCACTGTCGGGAATACTATTCTGTCTGACTAAGATGTTTATATACTTCTTGAACATAGCAGCATAACTAAATGGTTTTGTACCACCACCTATTGCATTTAAGAATCTCTTAGAGCGTAGTAGATTAGTCTTTGCCATTCTAATATCATTCTTCACACTTGATAGTTCTGTTGGTGTTAAGTTTGCAACTCCATTTACATTAGAGAATGCAGACGAGAACACTGCCACAAGTTTGTTGTTCTGCATACCTGATACATCTACACCAAATCCTGCTGTCATAGTAGCAATGGTCGGACCACTATATCTTGTGTGAAATACTATACCTATGTCAGATTGTCCTACCTTCTTTCCCATTTCTGTATTCTTCTCTACACAGTATGTGATAGTGTTAGGTTTAAACTTATAGCATACCTTACCACCCATGGTAACAACAGGGGGTGTCTCTGTATAAAGGAGGTCACCTTGTATTACACCCTGGATATCTAACTGTGATAAATGATCAAATGCTTTCTTTAACTTATCATTCAACTCACCTTGATAATAATTGTCTATGTCTTCATGTGAATAACATATCTTTGGTTGAGTCTTATTAAATACAGACTTAGTTCCTACAAAGAATAGATCTAGTTCTGGATCTACACCACATATAACAGCAGGAGCACCATCCCATTTGACTGTAACCTTTGTGTTGCTTCCACCTTTACCAGTGGTCAACATATCTACAAGTGAGTTTAAGAAGTTGATGCCATTGAGTGCACCAGCATATCCATCATTGAATATATCATCTTCCAAATGTTCAAGGTGTGTGTTCTTACTCATGCTTGTACTCCGACTTTATCTCTGTATGGTCTACCGATAGATGATTTAACTCTAAGATAAAAAGTATCACTCTGTTTTATTCTATTATATAGATGATTCTCCAAATAAAACTCAGGCATACCTTTCTTAATATCAAATTTGTAGAAACAAATCTCTTGCATAACAAATTTCTCTACGATGTCTCTGTAATTGAACAACTTTTGATTCTTCGTAACCTTTTCTAGTGCCATCTGACAGGTTAGACTTGCGATACCAACGTTGCCACTGCTATGTGGAGCATTGCCCCAGTATTCTATACCCATATTATAGTATATACCCATAATCTCTGTCCACTGCTCTTGGTACAGTTCTACATCTGGCACCTTACCGTCTGGTATCATCTTATCTATTATCTGTAAGATCGAAGTAGAAACTGTTCTATCAGGAAATCCTTTTACAAGTGTTTTAAATGCCTTGAAAGGTCCTAATGATGCTGATCCTTCTGCTAAGTCTTTTAATATTTGATAAGGAATTGTTGTCTTATATTCTTTAACAAACTTGGTATTACTACTAGCATTTAGAAGATCTATAATATCCTGTGGTTTGACTGTGTTAGTTGTCTTACCCGCCCTCTTAACAGAGAACTTATACTCCACGTCTTTGTCATCATATATCATGAAGTCAAGTAATGGATAGTTACCTTGGTATGGTATGTAAATTTGTGCGTTGTTCTTATTAAGACCTCTATACCCTAGTTTGTTTAGTCTTTCTGCACCACGTTCAAGTACACACAGTGGTGCCATGATCTCAGAGAAATCATTTGCAATATTACTAACAGCATCTATGTACTCTGTCTCTTTTAATATATTAAATGCTTCCATCAACTCTGGTTTATCCTTATGTTCATAGCAGAACTTAATTAACTGTACCAGATATTCTTCTAATGGTTTTGGTAATCCATCTCTCTTCATGATGGCACCTATTACATCTTTATAATATTTCTTAAAGTCTTGTTTCTCGTTGAACTTGATGTCAAAATCCTGTGGTTTCAACGAAGGCATCTTTACCTTATTCTTCCCAGGTTTTCCTAGTGCAGTTATATTAACCCAACCTTCTTTTACTTCTACTCTTGATTGGTACCCACCTGTAACAGGTTTAGTAGTAACTTGTGTTCCTTTTTTAATTGTAGCAACGACAAAACTACCTGTCAGTTGCTTGTAGACAGGAAGATCTTTCTTGGCAACCACTGCAAATCCCTTTGCGTAGTACCTTTCGTAGTCAGTCCATGCTTCTTTGATAGTCCTGCTCATAGGACTATTTATCAGTCAGACTTTAATGGATACCAACCTTCTGCTATTTCCTCTTTGACGTCATCATCGTCATCATGCATGACCTCTCTGAGTACCCTTTCTTCTGGGTCTAGTTTTCCGTGTTTAGATGTCATCGGGTGCTCTGTTTTCTGAATCGCTTACGTTGAACTCTCCACCACTATAACGCTTTGCAAGTTTAAGTGTGTTCACATAGATTACATCATCTAATCTTTGACCAAGTGCCATAGATGCTTGTGCAGCATACCACATGATGTCACCTAGTTCTTTGATTAGATGTTCCTTGTTTGCTTCGTCCCATGGTTTACCCTGGAACTTCATCTTCTTAACTATTTCCATGAACTCACCCGCCTCAGCAGAGAGACCATTAGCAGCAGTATCTAGAAGAGAAATGTTGCAACCAAGTTCGTTTAAATCATTCAACCTTTTTATATATGCTGCATGATCTTTTGAGAAATTACTACATGTGTTCTCACAAAATTCAAGGTATTTGTCTAGGTCAACTGCAAACTTTTCTTGATCTTCTTTTGCTTTCTGTTTTTCCTTGACCTCCTCTGCTGCCCTCCATGCAGTGAACCCTTTCTTATTAATAAACTCTTCGGGTGTGGTAGGTGTGTCCTCTGCAACCTTCTTGGCATTGTCAGACATACCCTCTTTCACATCTTGCATGTGATTCATGACATTCTCTGCTGCCTTTGATGCTTTGTCAGCACTATTGTAATCGACGTTTACGTCTTCTCTTTTAGTCATATTTTAAAACCGTCAAATTTGTTTTGAGTTTTGAGTTCAAGGAAGTTATCTTTGAGGGTGTCCCCTGCATCAACAATATCCTCTTGTGCTTTCTGATCACAATCATACAACCTCATCTTCGCTCTGTCAATACCGACAATGAAACGTTTGTGTATGGTAGGGTCATTATATCTATTCTTCAACTGCTTGACCATAATCTGTCCTAGTTGTTCTAACTCTTCGGTAGAAATAAGAGCAAACATAAGGTCAGCAGTTGCAGGGAGACCGAAAGACTCACTTGTGTCAGTAAGACTAACGTCACTACTCCCATAACCCGCACGAGTAGTCTGAGTAGCAGTGACGATTGGTACATTGCATTCAACTGCAAGACCACGGAGTTCTTCTGCAATCGCTTTAACAAAAGTGTATGAGTTTACGATGGTTCCTTTATATCTAGCACTCGCACAGATGTTTAGATAATCAATGAACACAATGTCAGGTTGGAATCCCTTCTTCATAGACAACTCATTCAATAATGATTTGAAATGATTTACATGTGCTGATGCTGTTGGGTATTCTTTTATAATTATCCTACCTTGTGTCTTCTTATTTAATACATCTACTTTATTTCTAAACTGTTGCTTACTAAACAGAGGGTCACTTAACTGTTTGATCGGGACGTCGAGGAGGTTGCTGTCAATTCGTTCAGCAATTTTCTCTTCTGCCATTTCAAGTGTAATATAGAGAACGTTCCTCCCCTGCATGAGACAGGAACTAGCGACGTGGCACATGAATAGAGACTTCCCGACACCTGTACCAGCAAGTGCGACATTGAGAGTCTTGCTAGGTAAACCACCTTTTGTAATCTTGTTGAAGTATTCAAGATCGAATGGAATTTTGTCTTCTTTTTTGTGATAGAAGTCGTACCTTTCATCTGCGTCCTGTATGTAATCATGCCCTACTGTTTCATCAAAACATGTGCCTAATGCTTCCGACATTATATGTGGAATGGCATCTTTTTGACGTGTCTTATCCTGACCGTCAGCAATCTTAATACTATCCATTAGAGCAAGATAGATAGCACGTTCTTTACACCACTTCTCTGTGGTCTCTACTAACCAGTCATCATTATATTGTTGATTGTCGATGCTTTCGTCAAGAAACTTCTCAATCTCTGTTACAATCTCCTGACTAAGATCTTTCCTCTTATCTATCTCAATTTTTAAGGCATTGATCTCAGGTACTTGATCGTACTTTGTAAAGTAATCATTTATCTCACCGAACAGTGTCTTCATGTCCAGTGTTTCAAAGTAATCTTCCTTTATAAAAGGTAATACTTTGCGTGTGTATTCCTCACTGGTAATGAGTTTACTGATCGCAATAGTTTCTATGCTTGGCATTAAACGTAATGTAAATAGGTTCCAATAATGTATTTGTCCTCAGTTATAGGTGCTGCTCCTGAGTGTGGGAACATCCACATAGGAGGGAATGCTAGGCATCTACCTTGAACTGGTTTGATCGAGCGATGCTCGAACTTTGTTTCACCACCTTTCTCTACATCATTTAAGTAGAAAAACATTGCGAGAAATCTACGAGCAGATGCATGGTCTCCCACGTCTGCATGCTCATCAAATCTATCATTCTGATCTACTTGATAGTGTTTCAGTCTGACTTGTTCCAAAGCATTTGAGTATGGCCATTGCTGTTGGCACCCGACTTCTTCCATGTATCTGTTGGATACATCTTTGACTGCTTGGATGACTTGATTGTGTATAGTGTTCCAGATATCGTCTGGATGATCATTTGATTCTGCACGCTCAGTAATGTTAAACTCATTAAACTGAGGACGACCACCACGATCCCACCTCTTCATTTCAACATTCTTAGTTGAGTGTAAGATATTGCGACATAGATTTACATCAAGTGCATTATCGTATACTTTGATGTACTTGTCAAGATCCATAGGTAAATTCTTTTTGTGCTGCTTCATCTAACTTCTCCATTACTTCTTCTGTGAAGTACTTGTTAGGATCGGCAAGGACAGACTTAGCAAAAACATTAGATTCACCAATGCGATAACGAGTCCCGATCCTCTCGAAGACTCCATGTTTCTCACCCAGTTCCAATAGTCCGTAATACTTGTCCAATCCACGTTCATCATAAAATAAACGTGTTTCAATTTTAACATTCTCCTTTGTGAAACGAGACTTCTTAGTCTCGCATTTGATTATATTACCAATCACTTCTTTACCATCCTTCTCTTTCGACTTAGAGAGATAGATGATTGTACTTGCTGCATATTTAAGACCACTTCCACCACCCATTTCTTTCATGGGAACGTAAGATCCAACCACGTCATAGGTGTGGTTAGTAACTAACATAGGTACGTTTGCTTTACCTAGTTTCAGTGTCAGAACTCGGAAGATAGACTTGACAACCTGTGCTCTTGTCATGTCTCTTGTGTCTTTACCTTGTTCAGTATCGTCGACCTCCTTAGAGGTAGAAAGCATACCCAAAGAATCAAGACAGAACATTAGAGGTTTCCTTTCCTCTTCCTTCTGTGCCAAGTATTTATCAATAATCTTGATTGCTTGTTGTCTAAACTCCTGTACTGTGACCACAGGAACTATAATCATACGGTTAGAATCTATACCTCTGGACTCAATCATATCCTTAGAGATGGCAGACTCTGACTCAAAGTATACAACTCCTGCATCAGGGTTTGACTCTAAGAAATGCTTGACAACACTCAGACAAAAGAATGTCTTACCTGTACTAGACTCTCCTGCAATAGCAGTGATCTTATTAGATGGTAGACCACCAAAGATAGAACCAGAAACTACTGCATTGAACACATAACTTCCTGTGTCAATAAAAGACTGTACGTCTCCTGCTGATACACCGTCACTGACGATGCCTGCATACTCATTACCAATATCTTTTACGATATCTTTTAGAAAACTCATGCGAATAAAAACTCCAATGTGTTACGTTTAACTGGTTCCCAACCTATGACGTCAAGAACAAACTTGACTGGACTTAGGAAACCTTTTTCAAATTGCATATCCCAATCGATAGCACCGTGTATGTCAAATTCCTTTGGCATAGTCTGGAAGAATGACATAACATTCTCACCAGTTTTGTTTGGCATTTGTAAATAGACAAACTTGATCTTCTCACCCTCTTGAATCAGAGGATACTTGTGTTCTAGTTTCATCCTTTTGACATAATAATTATACATCAAAGAACCACGAACGTGCATGGGGCAACCCTTACCATAGATGGTTCTTGGAGACGAAAATTTACCTATGTTGTTACAACTTCTAGGAAATGCTACGTCTTCGAGAGGCATCTTCTCAAACTCTTTTCTGAACTTAGCAACGTACGTTTGAACTTGTTCTTCTGTACCACTCATGATCAGTTTAAGTGCTTCTTTAATGGCAGTTCGGCATGGTGCAGGAGTCGATGACTTGACTGCTTCGATACCGTTGATCTTTAACTTAGGTTCAGCAAATCTTACACCCTCAATGTCCCATGCATTGAGAATATATCTCTTCTTGGCAGTCCATACACCACGATCAGCGATGGTCTCCCTCTTCATGATCATTTTCTGTTCGTAAGCGTTAGTGTACCGTGCCAGTTTTTCGTAAGTACGCGAAATAAAAGGTTCAAGTTCCACTTCACAGACCTTGTTAATGAACCCAACAATGCTTTCATTAGTCTTTTCTCTGCCCTCGTATACACGTTCCACCAGAGGACCCAGATGGAGGTAGATACTATCAGTATCACTAGCAATAACATAATCATCATTTGTCTTTAATATTTTACCAAGGTATGCATTTATTTTGTCCGCAACCCAACGAATCGCAACCTGACCAGAGAGTGTGATTGCCTCAGCGTTTGCCAGATTGTAGTATCGGAAGTATTGGTTTCCGATTGCACCATAGGCACTGTTGAGTTGAATCTTTCGTGCCATCTGAATGTTATTGAATCGTGCGATATCTTTTTCGAGTGCCACGGTTGGTGCTGTTTCATACTCTTGTTTTGCTCTAAGCATTTTAGATTTGTAGATCTTACGTTCATCGTAGATCCTTTGCATCATCTCTGGTAAGAACCCATGAGTGTCTTTCCTATACTGTGCACCGTTGGCACATACAGCATAGTCACCATCAAGGTTTACATCCTCTTGAAGTATAGCCTCGATACTAACCGTTGGGTGTTTTCTTTCTGCTAACGTCTCGGGAGAAATGTTGTACTGCATTATAAGGTGTGGGTACAGACTGTTAAGGTCAAAAGAGACCACCCAGTCATACATCCCAGGCACAGGTTCTTTGACGTATGCACCCGCATACTGGTCATTCTTCTGTGTATCTACCTTGGGAGGAACTACAATGTTTCTCTTAGATAGATCATTATATATGAGAGTATCCCACATACGAACCTGTGAATATACATCAGTAAGATTAACCTTAGCATCATAAGATAAAGTCAATGCCAACTCAATGAGTTTCATCTTGTCTTCCAGACGGTCAACAAGTTCAACGTCCTTTATATTATACTCGACAAACTTCTGCCAGTTCTGAGAATAGAATGCTTTGAAGTTCTCAAACTCAGAGTGATCAAGTTTCTTCTCACCTAGTTCAACAAATGCAATGTGATCTAAGCGATAGGATTCCTTCGCTGAGTATGTAAACTTCTGATAGAGATCATAATAATCAAGTGTAGCAATGCCACGAATGTCATAAGCAATTTGTTTACGACCCTTGATGAAGACTTCACGTTCAAGAACACCGTTCCATGGTGAAAGTGACTTCTTCCACTTCTCTCCTAGCACTCTGTCTAATCTACGACATAAGTATGGAATATCATACAGTTGACAGTTCCATCCAGTAATAACGTCAGGTGTATTTTCACACCACCATGTATGGAAATCTTCTAGCATCGCTTGTTCAGTCCAGAACGTACGATACTCAGTCCCATTAGGTATGAACTCCCTAGTTCCCCATGTAATTATCTTCTTAGACATGATGTCTTTGATAGTAATACACAGCATTTCCTCAGCACATGCTTCTACTGAGGGGAATCCATTGTCGCATGCAACCTCGATATCAATAGCATATATCTTCATCACATCCATATCAAATTCCACTGTGTTAGGGAACTTCTGTGCGATGAATTGGTATGCAAATCTATCATACCCATGAACTTCTAGTCCATCTACATTCTTATACTTGTCAATGAACCCTCTTGCTTCACGAGCACCATCAAATTTCTTTGGGTGTGCGTATCTACCGTCAAGTGTTTTCCAACTTGACTTCTTAGATTGTTCTCTTGGTACAAAATATAGAGTAGGACGTGACTTCTCACGATACTGAACGTGCCTCCCATCTTCATACCCTCGATAGAGGATATCATCACCAAGGAGTAACACGTCAGTGTAGAAATTCATTAAGGAGTGTTGTTTGCTGCTTTAATATCACCTGTACTGGTAACGTAAGTTGCCAATAAAGTGCTGGATGGATCTATTATAGTAAAGACTACATCAGAAGTCAAGAACAGATCACGTTGGTCTGTAAACTTAGGGTATTTCTCGATGTCTTTCTCGTCTCTCACTTGATAAACATTCTCTATGAGTAACGATGGTTCCTCATCTAGTTCTGTTATCTTTCCAATAAGATACTTATTGATGTCTGCTTTAAGCAGGATTAGTTTTACCATGATCTAGTAATTGATTGTACTTTTCTACGAGATTATCTGATGGTTTGTATATAAACATCACAGATGGGAGAGGTAAGAAGATGTGCTCCTCTGCTGAGAAGGGTACATAAACTGTGAACTCTACATCTAACTGTGTGAAGTCTGTTATCGCTGTTTCAGCATCAGTTTCAAACGTAACCTCGGGAGGTTGTTGAATTGTAACGGTGTATGGTTGCGTAAGTTTATAAGCAAGTGCAGGACCGTCGTTAGATTCACGAACTTCCTTGACGTCAGCGATTACGTCTTCTCCGTTTATCATTCTTACGACTCTTGCGCTCATAATCTTTCTCCATAAGGGTGTCAAATGTATATCTTAGCATATCATTGAACGCTCGTCTAGCGGATATGTTCTTTTCGTCAGATAAGGTATACACATATTGCATAAAGTGTTCCGTCATGTCAGGCGGAACGTCCATAGTTACTGAGTCACTCTTCTGTGTATATGCAGGACACAGATTGACATACATGTTCATAAAATTCTCCAATAGAAAAGAGACCACTGGGGGTCTCTTCGGTTGTCTATTATATAGACTACTTTATGTCATAGACTTTTCGTTTCTGACTTTCTGGAACTATCTTAGTAAGTTTGATATTTAATAGTCCGTTTTTGTGTGTGATTTCACCTATTTCTACATCATCTGCGATGTTAAATGTCTTAGTGAATGACCTCTTGGCAACTCCACGATGGATAAAGTCTCCATCTGATTCCTGTTCTACCTTAGACTTAATGGTTAGGACGTTAGTTTCTGTACTAATCTCTATATCATCCTTAGACCATCCTGCTAGTGCCATCTCGATTCTCCACTCTGATTCAGTCTCTTTGACTATGTTATATGGTGGGTAAGATGTGTGGATTGATGCCGATGAATGCATCCTGTTGAATAGATCTTCAAATCCAACGCTGTAAGTCATTGCAGCGTCAAAGATCTTGTCCATATCTCTGGACGAGAAGTTTAATGTTCTCATGGTTCTCCTTAGTAAGCGAGTTTGTTTGTAGTCCCCGAAGGCAACTACCTATATTTAGTACAGTTGTATCGTTTTTACAAGTACGGAAAACTGTAATAATTTTAGGTATAAATATGGGTGAAGGTAGTATAAAAAATCATGAAACGATTATTAATCTTCTTCGGTATGATGCCTTTCTTAGGTGTAGGTGCTGCTCATGCAGACATTACACATAAGTTAAGTTCATCAGTTCAGTTACAAGTAAACGCAGCAGCGACTCAGGTTGAGCGTATTGGTTCAACGTACTCTGTAAGTGGTAACAATGTGACCACACAGTACACACCAACAGGCGGTAGTGCAACAGCATCCATAGGTAGTATGACTATCTCAGACGGTGTTGGTGCTATACCTACGTTATCAGCAACCCAGGCAACAGCAGGGGAGAGTTGGAGCTTTACTCAGTCGTTCACACAAGGTGATGCCATATCAGGTAGTGCACCTACTGTTGGACAGGTTGGAAACTTTTCCAGTCAAGTCTCAACAGCAGCAGGAACAGCGGGTGACCTAGCGGGTACAATCGATACATCAGGAACCATTGCATTAACTGCTGGTGGTGCTGGTACACAAGCGACTGGACAGGTGGTCAGCGAACTAACAGTGAGATAGGTGAGACATATGAGGAGTAACATAAAACTACTTCTTGTATGCTTCGCTATGGGCGCAAACCCAGTGTTTGCAGTGCCTGTGGTGCCTAATTTTACACAAGGTAGTATGACGTCTCACACTGAGACGACTACGACAGTCACTGAGACTATAAATTCGATGGATTATAATACTGGGTACCAGTGGACCGCAACAGGCACTGGTGTTACAGCATCTGGTAATCTATCACCAACAACTACAAGTAATAATGTAACTATTGAAGGAGTTGCTTCAACATGGACAGGAGTGGATACAAAACCGACGTTTACACAGACAACGCCAGGTGCGAACTTCCAATTCACAGAAACATACAGTGGACCAGGACTCTCAAATCACACCGTGATAAATCGAACCACCACTATCCAAAGCGTCACAGACACAACCAGTATCTTTCAGCAATAGGGATATCCCTTGCTATCACTGGGTTTATGCCTAGTGTTCGTGCTGAAACTGTTGGTGGTGTTAGTGCTACTGCATCGCCCATCGCTAATAGCAGTGGGTCAGTGACCAATCAAGCTATTCAAGTTTTACAAGGACCGTATATAACAAACACATATGGTGGTGGTATACAGTGTCAAGGGAGTACCCTCAACATAACTCCCTACGTTACAGGATCAATTTCTGGACAAAAACCATACGAAGCGTATTGGAATGATCCAGTGTACGACATACATGACGCTGATGATGACGGTCAGATCGACAATCCAGGGAATATTTTATATTACATGCCTACTCGTACAGGTCAAAAGGATCAACTGAACGCATCTGTTGGTGTATCTGCAACATGGTCAATACCATTAGATAAAAAGGCACAAGAGCAGTGTAAACTAGCAGTAGAGACACAGATAGCATTACAAACACAGACCATTGCCAACAAGAGATTAGACTTTGAGATTGCGAGATTAAAAAACTGCGGTGAACTATACAAGGCAGGAATTAAGTTCCACAAAAACTCACCATATCATAAGGTGTGTGCTGATGTCGTTGTGGACGGTGTACATGTAGTGAAACCACACGTCCATCAACTTAACCCTTCTTCTTCTTCGGAGGTGAAAAAGGATCAAGACCTTTCGATTTCCTATAATGATTCGTCTGTATCTCAGAACGACTTAACTGCCTCGGTGCCTTCTTCAAAACCTTGGTTTGGAAAGTGGTCACTCCCTTTTTTATCGCGGGACGAAAAACCCTCAACAACAGGTCTGCAAGAGGTTTCGCTAGGAGAGCAGATCCCGTAGCAACAGTTGCTATAACTGCTGTGGTGCTCACTGTCTGAACGTCTGGTAATAGTGCTTCTATTGGTGGTATATCCTCATACAATGTCACACAGACTTCTTTATTAGTTACAGGGTCAATCTGTAATTCAAAACCTGATACTTTTTCTTCCTTGTTCTGCGCTATGTCACCTATTCTAGGTGCATTTAGTCCAGGGCAGGGAATTTCTTCTTCTGTGGGTGGTATATCTGGTGCTTGTACTTCTGGTGTCTCTGGTGGGGGTGGTGCATCTACCACAGGTGTCTCTATATCTCTCGTTATTATTAAATTCTCTGGTGTATAGTCCATCGCATCAAAGGATGGCATACCAGCGTCACAATATACCTTTGCTCCGTCCTCATCATCCTTGACTAAGTTATCATTTGGGTTTTGAGGTTTACTTTCTGGGTGTGCTTCTACACATCCAGGCATTAGAATCAGAGGTACACCAACTGGTACCGTTACTGGGTTATAAAATGGCAATGCCCCTGGTGTCACGCTATATCTTTGCGTGATCGGGGGCAATGTTATGTCAAATACATTGACATCGTGTATATTAATCGGTTGTATCAGGGTCACATGCTTCACTCCATTCAGTCGCTATCTGACCACCTATGTCGCCACCTTTATTAGCAGCACCTAGTGCTACAAGACCTCCTAGAACTGGACCTACAAATGGTACACTTACTACTTGTGCACCAGCAGCAGTACCAACAGCAGCACCTACTACTTTGCCTGTCTGTTCACCACCACCTTCTGCCTTGATGCATGCTACGTTGAGTGCACCCGCTTCTGCCATGCCTAGTACACCTAAATGGGTCTTACCATCCATTGTATACTCATCTACAACAGTAGTTTCTGTTTTCTTTGTTAGACCTTTGACCTTAGTTGATGTGCTCTTGACCATAGTCTTAGGGTCATTCGCTTGATAACTTACCTTATACCCATCCTTAGATGCTGATATAGCATATGATGTATATGGTCCTACTGGTGGACTAATAAGTGGTATCTGGTCTTTAACTCCGACTCGTGATACGAGGAGTGCAATCATACCTATATGTGAGAGTCCTACTAGACCACCCACTGTCGCTATAAGTATGTTTCTGCTCTTCATTTTAGTGGTAAAGCGGGTCCAGAGAAGTCGGGTAGAGCATCTGGAACCATGTCAGGTAACGAACCAGACACTGCACCGAGTGCTGCTCCTGTTACTTTTGTTTTAATGTTGTCGATGATTGCATCCTTACGGATGAATACATATCCACCGAGTCCTACGACTGAAAGTGACACCACACCACCAAAAATGGCGATAGCATTAACGAGTTTTTGCATTACTTTTTACCTTCTGTTTGCATGTACTTGCATGTTGTTCCTTTGGGTGAGTCACCATTCTTTTTGGACGTGGCGACACCGAAAGTGGCAAGTGTTCCTGTGAAAACGCTGGCTATGAAAGTGGGATCGATGTTTGTCTTTGCAAGTCCTGGGACCTGTAAGTAATTAATTGTGAGGATCGCAGCGGACCATCCTAGAATCACCAGACGGACCAGTGTTGCAACTGCATCGTCGTCTCTCTCATGCTTAACTATTTTCTGTTCTGGTTGTACGACCTCTGTCTTCGCTGTTGACATAAGATAGAGGGGGTAGCACCTTTATTTAGACAATTTATCATTTCCAATATACATTTCTTCAATTCCTTTCTTAGAGAATAATTCTTTTGCTTCCCACATCTTAGATGCTATTGGTTTACCACCCATATTCAGTGATGTATTGAGTAAAACAGAGTCACCTGTCAGTTCTTTGTACTTACGAAGCAACTTAGCGAAAGAATCATCACCCTCCACTGTTTGTATGCGGCTACTGCCATCTACATGTGTCACAGACAACAATTCTTCGTCGTGAACGTATGCACATGTGTTCATATATGGACTCTTACCCTTAAACTCGAAGTATTTTTGTGTATCTTCCAGTAGTACCGCAGCACCGAAGGGGCGGAAGTGTTCTCTATGTTTAACCTTACTGTTCAATTCGTTCTTAGCATTCGGTAATCTGGGGTTTACAAGGATAGAACGGTGTCCTAGTGCTCTTGGACCTATCTCACCATGACCTTGGTACCAACCAACAATTTTACCCTGTGCAAGTGCCTCTGCTGCCTCTGCAATGGTCTTATCAGTGGGTTCTTCGGGTGCTTCATCGTCCTGCCAGAAGGGGAACCCAGTAGTATCGAAGGGTTCTTCATGGAACTTCTGTCTTAAAAATTCTACTGCACCTAGTGATAGTCCACAATCGTTAGCATGAGGTGGAATTCGTACATCTATGCCTGATTCATGCAGTTTTCCATTAAATACAGAGTTTTGTGCTACACCACCAGTATATGTTATAGGTCCGTCACCAGTGCGAGTCATGTACTCTACCAGTTTGTCACCAGTTATCTCATGTACAGTGCGTAACCAGTTAATATCGAACTCATTATCCCAT